TCACGCGTCGAGGTACGTCGCCCGCAGCCGCGCGAGGAGCTGCCGCTGAAGACCCGGCGACAGCGCGCCGCCGAAGATGCGCAGGTCGGCGATGGCCCCTTGCAGAAAGTTACCAGACGCGCCCTCTTTGCCCGCGTAGTACGTACCGTCCTCACGAAGCACGGTGTCCACGTCGTCGCTCACCTGCTGCCCCCCCACGATGAAGACGCGGCCCCGCCCCGGTTTGTAGCTAACGAGGAACTCAACGAATTCCCCAAGCACGACGGTGCTTGGCGGGGACTTAATGACGGGGGCCTGGCCGATGCGCAGCGATAGCCGATTTACGCTGTCTTGCGTGTCGAGGTCGATCTCTGCATCGGTTCCGTCTTCGCCCCCGACCACTGTGTGATTCTTGTCCACATCCAGTCTTACGACGCCAGCAAACGTGAACCCGTAGTCGCCGGGCCGAAACACCGGATCGGCAAGCTGGAGGGCGTCGTCGGTGCCGTCAAACGTAAGCACCGGAAAATCTCCGCTGGCATCCTTGCCAGGCTGCTCGCTGCTGGTGCCCTGTGTCGCGTCGTGCCCGTAGCTGCTTTTATCCGTCCACGTGCCCGCCCCGTCGTAACTATCGCCGTCGCCCCAAAACAGCAACCCCTCGTTGCGTTGCAAATCGCCGATCCCTTTCAGCGAAATCTCGCCGGTGAGCGCCTCCCCGGTGCCGCCGCCAGTGGGCAGTTCGGGCACGAGGCAGGAGCCCTCCTTCGTGGCCCCGTTTGGATAGGAAAGCACGACGTATGCGGGTTGTGCGTTGGCGTGCGCGTTGCGGAGAATCCGGTAGCCTTCCCCTGGCTGCACGCGCTCGCCAGCGTAGGTATGAAGCCGCCCGGCCTGAACGTCCCAACTGCCTTGCCCTGGCACGCTGTACGTACTGTCGTAGCCGTCGGGGTTCGCCGCCTCCAGTGTTTCCAACTTGGAGTTCAGCGATCTGCTGCGCACGCTGCCCACGCGCAGCAGCACTCCGTCTTCGGGGCGGCGCACTAAAAGCGTGAAGTAATCGGAGAGGGTAGCAGGCATGAGCTGTTATTTGTTCGAGTCGAAACCGTCGACAACAGCGGTGTGAAAGCGATTGCCGCTCCACGAGTTAGCAACCACGACCCCATCATACCCCTCGGGCATGTGAACGCCAGCAGCGCGAATACCTTGATTGCCGCTATACAAATAGCCGTTGTGCCAATAGGACGGCCCCCGTTTGCGATTTTGCAGAATCAGCCGCAGCTCTTCCTGGAGCATTTGCCGAAACGACGAAGGCGACAGGACCCTGCCGGTGCGAAGCGAACGCATAAATGCCATAATATCGCGAGCACTCATGATCCAGCCTCCCACCCCCGTAAATGTTAGTTCCCCGAAGTCATGTCCCCCACTCGGCGTCGTACCGTGCTCATAGGCCAGCGCGTGCGAATCGTCAGCCGGGGGCGCTGAATATGCATTTTCGACGCAGCCAGCGAATATCTCCCGCTGTACGAAATCGTCGTATGCCTCCCCAGTCACTTCTTCGATAAGCGCCTCAATAACAGCGAGGGAGCCATTTTTGTAATCGTACTTTGCGCCCACCTCGTGCCCGAGCGGCCCGTCCAGATAATCCTGCACTTCCGTGTCGAACCCGCCGTAAAGGTCTATGTCTGTCGTCAACCCCGAACGCATTTGCAGAAACTGGCGAACGGTAGCCTCTTCCGCCCCAGATGCAATAGAAGTATAACGATCTTTGAGGTACGGCCATGCGGCGTCACTCAAGCTCAAATGCCCTTGTTCGACGAGGCGCATTATGGCTACGGCAGTAATGGGCTTCGCAATACTGGCGCCGTGGCAAGGAGTATCCAGCGTAAAGGGCAGATCGCCTTCACCTGATGCACGTGCCTTTCCTCCCGAGTCAGACTGAACAACCGATCCGTTTTGCTCGATAATCCATGCGTAGCCCACCGGATTGTCGATTCCGGCAGAAATGGAGGAGGGGAAACTGGTTGATGCTGCCGACCGCGTTTGCGAAGAACGGCGCAGGAAAACAGTGCCATGAACGCCGTGGCTGTCAGTGTCTTTGCGAAACACCGGCGGCTCGAAATCCGATGCCCCCGGCACAGGCGTAGCCGAAACCATCCTTGCTGTCCGTGCGGTGCCAGAGCCGTCACTGCCCCACACCCACTCTTCGCGGATGTATTTCGACCACCAAGATTCCTCCCCGTCGCCTGATTCGGAATGTGTGACGAACGGAAATCCAGCAACAATCCCGTCGGTCGGTAGTCCCGACGTATCTCCGAGAATCACGTCTCGGGTGTTGCCAGACACTTCGTCTGTTGCACCGACGGTTACTTTTTCAACAGAGTTGCTGGATTCAATGCCACTGAACGCACGCGCAAGCCCGGCGAGCACCTGCGTACTTCCCCAAGAAAAAGTGAGGCTCTGGCCGTCGGATGAAAGAAAACCACCGTAGATGTAAGCACCTAAATCAGTGTCAGTTGGGTGAGGTTGCGAAGCCAGTTCGGTAAAGTCGCTTGGAGGTGATACGGAAGGATGGGTTTGTACTGTGAGAAGGACGAGCACATAATCTCCAGACTGCCAAGAACTGTCGGAAAACACCGCTTCTGTTCCCTCGCCGTAGTCTATGGCCGTCCCCCGTTCGGTGAGCACGGCATAGGAAACCGGGCTAACTTCTGCAACTGGACCGCATCCAGAGGGGGCATATCGAAAGAAGTTCTTTCTAGTTGTGTCACCATCACTTACTGAAACTCCAATAACCACGAACGAAAGGTCTGAAGGCAGACCCGTTTCGTCTACGGTGATTTCTGGCACCCCTTCTGTCGACCCATCGCTCGCTTGGCTCTGCGAAAGTGACCCACTCAACCACGAAGGCCGCGCATCTCCATCATTTTCTCCGCGCACCTCATCGGTGCCATCGGAGTAGGCCAGAAGCTCCACGAACACGTCAAATGCTTCAAGATTATCGCCATCCGCATCGGTTACGGCCACTCCGCCAGATACATCGGTAGGAGAAAACGAAGCAGTGCCGCTGGACACTCCTGCGTTCACCGTGTTGTCCTTGCGAGAAAAATCGGTTCGGTCAGCCATTATTCGGCGCGAACGTCTGAAAGGGTATATTGAGGAGGCGTGCCTGCTTCGGCACGAACATCCGAGAGACTCCAAACCGGAACGTCTCCGCAACAATCATCCACACGAGCACGAAGCGTCGAAACTTCGTCCTCAAGTGTAGAAATCCGCCTGCGATGTGTCGATAGCGTATCGGCTTGCTGGTCCTGCTTGGATTCGAGTTGGCGCACGATCCGAAGCAACGCCCGGTGGCCGAAGTACACGCCGCTCCCGCTCGCCAGCGCCCCGTCGAGCGCCACGTCCGCCGTCGCGTCGTCTGCGTCGGCCACCTCCAGCGTCGTGTCGTCCGTGCCCTGGTCATCCGTCACCTGCATCTCGATGGGTCGACCGCTCGCGTGATTGACGACAACGATGCGGTCGCCTTTTTGCAAGACCGCCTCGCCCTGCGCCGTCACCGGAAGTGACGAGATGCTGCCTGAAGCCACCTCCGCGGTTGTTGTAGCAAGCGGATTCTTCGAGGCAACGTAGCCGGCCAGCTCGCGCACGTCGGCGGCTGCGGTCTCGAGCGTCGTGTCGATGCCGCGCTCGCCATCGTCGGAGGGCGCATCGAAACCGTCGCCTTCTTCTGCTTCGCTGGTCGTCTCGTAGCTGACGTCGGTGTACTGGAGGCGCACCCACTCCGCGGCGTCGGTGGCGTGGTAGAGGTCTTTCGACAAGCTGGACGGATGGTAGCGCGCCGTACCCGACGAGCCACTGGCGAGCCGCGCTCCCGGCACGGCGAAGGCTTGTCCCGGGCGGTACGGTGCGTCGTCTGCACCGGTGAGCAGCGCGTACGTCTCCTGCCGTACCTCCAGCACGCTCGCCTGCGCGGACACCCACGTCGCCGCCATCAACTCGTCAAGGAGCAGCGCGCTTTCGGCCTCGCCGCTGGCGTACGGGCCGCGCTTCCAGTCGGTCGCCAGCGCGCCGTCCCAAGTCAGTCGCGTCGGGTGCGCGAGGGTGGGGCCTTCGCCGAGGTACACCTCCACCTCGTCTTTCTCGCCTTCGGCTCCGGTGCTCACGATGGTGCGGCGCGCGCCGAGCACGTCGCCATTTTCGTCGGCGAGGTAGAGCCGCACGTTATCCCAGATCACCGCAAAGGCTTTTTTGCGGTCATCGCCGGGGTTTTGCTCCCCGGACGAGTAAAGCGTGATCGTAGGTGTCCCTCCAGTCGGGTGAGGCGGCGTGATGAAGGTGAAGCTGTTGTCTTTGTCTACCGGCACGCCGACCTCGCCGGCCTTCTTCCCCTGAAAGGCCACGACCGGGAATTTCGATTCGGAGGCAGTCTCGCCGACAGCACGCCATTCGCAGTCTTGCCAGATGCCTTCGTCGTCCGGGCTGATCGGTACCAAGAAATAATCACCGACCTTGAGCTCTGCATACGTCTCATGTAAAATCGGATTGTCAACAGGGCGGTATTTCGGACGCACCTTGAAGTCGGCGCCGAACGCGACCGGCAGGCCCTCCGGCACGATCCGCGACGTCCCCGACTTGGACTGCGCCGACACTCCGTCGTCGCGGACGCGACTTCGCACGAAGCTCGGGTCATCCGACGGTCCCGTCACCATCGAGGGCAAATACAGCCCCAGCTTCGTGCTCACCTGATCAGCAGACTGTCCGTAGTCGTCGATGAAGGGGGTTCCAATATCGTCTTGCGTATAGTCCTCGTACTTCTTCGCATCGACGCTGTGGATGCCCGTGAAGCCGTCGTTGTAATTCCAGCCGGGTGCTCCGTCTGTCAAGCCCCGCCCTTCCTGAAAATCGCCGTTGCCTATGAAGTCGCCGACTGGCCCGTAGCTGTACAGCGTCTCGGCGGTGCCGCGGCTGGGACGATACGAGCGCTTGCCCTTGCGCCGCTCGTGTCCCTGCGCTGGGTCGTACTGGAGCGCGCCGGCCGCCTCTTCGGTGCCCTGCGCGGTGCCGTCGGCCGCGTACACGTGCCGCGTGTAGGGCTTCCCGCCCGCCATCAACTCGCGGCTCACGAGGTGCCACCGCCCGCCGTACTGAAAGAGCTGCGCGCCGGTCACGTAGAGGATCTGCTTCAACACCGCGTGGCAGTCGAGCGCGTCGCCTTCGTCGTCGGCGAACGCCTCGCCGCTGACTTCCAGATGCGCGAGCGGGTCTTCCGCGCTGGACCGGTCTGTCGCCGTCGCCGCCTGGTAGGGGTACCACGCCAGCGCCGACGTGAGCGGCAGGCTGTACGACAGCTTCCCGAGCGCGCGTTGCACGTGTACCAGCAGCGACTCGCGCACGGTCGGCGTCGAGCCGTCCGGGTACGTGAGGCCGGTCGATGCGGAATAGTTGGGGCCGCCGCCCGAGGTGTACGGCACGTCCTTGAGGCTGCCGATACCATCGACGGCCTGAACCGCGACGCGGTTCGGCGCGGTCATCGTGCTGTCGCTGTACACGTCTGTCTTGACACGCCCCGTCCAGTACAGCGACCGGGTGCCCGCCTCGCCAAACGTCTCCTCGATCTCCAGCAAAAAGCGCCCGTTCGGCGCGCCAAGCAGCTCGTCAAGCAGTCCGGTGCCGCCGACCTTCCAGAACTGCGCCTCGGCGTGGGAGGCCAAAAGCGGCGTGTAAATGTCGCTCCCCTTGCGCCCCCACGAGAGTGAAAGTGGCGAGTCAGTCGGGTGCGCGTAGCCTTCGCCCTCCGGGTCGCGCTCGTCAAAGAGGAGCGTCGTCGCGTCGCCGGTGTAGCCGCGCTCCAAGAGGCGCACGTAGGCGTGCCCGCCGTAAGCTGACGCGACACGCGAGTCGTACCTGACGCCGAAGGTAGCCATGCGCTTATTGCTTGTCGGTTCCGTAGGCGTCGAGACGGCGCTGGCCCTCCTCCTGCGAGAAGACGAGGTCGCCGCTGGGCGTGACGCTGGGCGTCACCTTGACCTCGACTTCCTGTTTCTGCGGCGCGCTGGAACCGCCCCCGCCCGACGCGCCCGAAGAGGTATCCGACGTGCTGCCGGTGTCGGTTGCGTTGCCGCCGCCGGCCGTGTAGTCTACCGGGCTGCTGCGCAGACCGCTACCGGCGGCAGCGGCCCCCTGCACGGCGCGGTTGCTGTCGGACAGCGCCGCGCTCAGCGCCGCCCCCGCGGCCACCAGCGCCGCGCCGATGCCGATAGCTGCGTACGGATTCAGAAAGCCTCCGCTCGAAAAGAAAGACGCCATCAGCGCGCCATAGCTGATCAGCAGACCACCAATCTTCTTCATCACGCCAGCCAGAATGTCGAGCAGCTTTTTGCCTACGTCTTTGAACGAGCCGCCCGTCACCAGCATCTTCCCGATGCCCTCGGCGAGGCTGCTGATTGCATTCGCGAGCCCCTTCTGAAGCGTCTTGTTGATCTGCTTGAGCGTCTGCTTGAACGCTTCCTGCATTTCCAAAAAATTGGCAACGGCTTTCGCCCCTCCGCTTTTCACCAGCGACGCCATCCGCTGGAAGCCCACACCGAACTCTTTGGCCGCCGTTTTGATGAAGCCCGGCTGCTTCGCAATCTTCGCCGTCTGCTTCTGGAGGCCTTTCGCCACCGTCTTCAACGGTTCAAGCTTACTCACATCAACCGTCGGCACCTGTAAGCCTCCGCCGCCCGACACGTCGCTTTTCGGCGCGCCCTGCGTGCTGTCTCCACCACCGCCGCTACTTCCGCTCATGCTTCCGCTGGAGGATGCAGACGACATGCGGGAAAAGCTCGACTCGACGGCATCAGCAGTCCTTCCGGCCTCGATGCGCATCTCTTTCAGCGACGAGATCATCGTCTCGATCCCGCCAGCCATGTCGTCGCCGTACCCCGGCACCTTTTCGGCGAGCGCCTGCACCACCCGCAAGACGCGGCGCGTAGCCGTAACCGCGGTGTTGACGACGAGACGCCACGCCGTTTTAGCCACCGACTTCACGTCTGCCCACGCCTCCGCCCAGTCGCCCGTGAGGACGTTCAGGAACGCCCCGATGGTGTCGCCGGCGATGCTGATGAGCGTCTTGATCTGCCGGACCGCCTCCCCGAAGTAGTCGGAGACGACGGCCTGTATGGTGTCGCCCCATGCTTCCCAAGCCGCCGACGCCCAGTCGATCCACTGCGCGATCATCTTGCGCAGGTCCGTGAGCACCGGCCGCGCCGCCGACAGGAGTGCGCCGAAGATCTCTTTCGCGCCGGACACGAAGCCGTCCAGCGCGCTCTTCGCCGCGCCGATCGCGCCGGGAAAACGTCCTTCAAGCCACGAGGTCACCGAATCCCAATTGTCATGCAACTTCTTCCCTGCCGTCGCCAATGCACCGACCGCCGCAACAGTCGCCAGCACCGGCGAAGAGAGCGACGTGAAGGCCGCCAGGAGCGGCGTCGCCAGCGCCGTCATCGCGCCGATGGGACCGACCGCCTGACGCACCGCGGCGAGCATGCGCTGGAAACCGCCAACAACCGCTGTGATCGCCGGCGCCAGCGGCACGAGCACTGCTTCCAAGAAGCGCAGGGCCAGCGTCGTCACCTCCGCGAGCGTAGGCATGAGCACTTCGGAGACCGGCCCGCTCACGCCAGCAATGCTGCCCATCACCTCGCCGAGCACGCGCACGATGCGCCCCATCCCGGCGAGGAATGCCTTCGAGGCGCGCGCCGCGCCGTCCATACCGCTACGTAGCCCGTCGAGCATCCTGGCCACGCTGCGTCCCAAGATCCCCATGCTGTCAGCCAGCGCCTGCGTGAGCGGGGCCGCCGCCTCGATCAGGCGGCGCACGCTTGGCATCACCGCAGTCGCGAAGCGGGAGAGGCCGCTCGTCGCCGTCTGAATCTGCGGGGCGAGCGCCTTGAACGAGGCCCCAAGGTCGGGCGCGATGGCGTCGAAGGTGCCTTGCAGTTGGCGCGCCACGTCGGGGAGCACGTCCGCGATGGGCGCGGCGAGGTCTTGCATTTCGCTTTTCACGCCGGAGGCCAGCCCCGAAAAGGCGCTCTGCACTTTCTCCGACTGCGCCGCCGCCGCGATGCCGATCCCCGCCATCGACCCGACCGCCGCGGCTCCGGCCGCGCCGGCGGCCACGCCGATCCCGGTAATGGCCGTTCCAAGCCCCAGCGCCGACGTGACGCCGGCGCTGGCGGCCTTGTTCATGCGGCCGATGCTTTGCCCGAAGCCGCGCAGCTGCCCCTTCGCCTTCGAGAGCGCCCGCCGCAGCCCTTTCAGCTCGCCGGTGATTTCGACTTTTAGCTCGCCGGCGGTCATAGCTTAGCAGGCGTTCTTCTTGAAAAAATGTCTTTTCAGGAAATGCCTTTTTGCTCGCGGAGCTCGTCGAGCTCGTCGGTGAGGGCGTCCCACTCGCTTGCGCTCGGCGCGCTGGCGTCGCCTTCGCCTTCGGAGAAGAGCTCCTCGTACCCAAGCGGCTCCATATCCATGAAGCCGCGCATGTGGTTGGCCAGAAAAAGCGCCCGGTCCCAGTCGTCTCGGTGCTTCGCCTCCCGTCGCTTGCGCTCCGCCTCGACGCGGCGCGCGAACTCGCGCGGAAGCATCTCCCAAAAAGCGCGCTCGCTGATCCCGGCCGCTGCAGCGGTGTCAAGCATCATTCCCCACGTGGCCGCCGCCGGTCGGTCGTCCGGTCGCGCGCTTGCGCGGTCTCTTCTTTTCGAGACGCTTCCCGCTTGCTCTCCGCCGGCGCCTCCTGGGCCGGCGCTTGGGACTTTCCCGCTGCGGTGATGTGCTCCATCACCGTTTCGAAGAGCTGCTTCTGGCGCGCCTCGCTCATCTCGTCAATCCAGTCGGCGACCTGGATCCAGTCGCGCGGCGGGGACGGCGGCTGGTGGCCCTCCCTCGCGCGCTTGCGCGCTCCGTCCTTGAGCGCCACGTAGATGACAGCAAGCACGTCGCCGATCTGCATCTCGCGCCCGTCGATCTCGCCTTCTTCGAGAACGCTTTCGTCCTCGTCGGCTGCCTCCGCAGCCTTCTGGAGCGCGGAGAGCGATACGTCGCGCATGTCGCAGAACTCCGCGTTGGCGGCCATGCCAAAGCGGATCGGGCGGTCTTTCCCGCCGACGTGAACGTCGATGATGGGGCGCGGAGAGGCCATAGCGTGAGTTGGAGTGTAGCTTAGCGAAGAAAGGGCAGCTGCGCGGCTTCGGAGAAAAGCCGGGGATCATCCATTGGCGGCTCATCCGCCCGCCGTTTCGAGCTTGCCACTGAAGTCGGCGCTGAAGGAGTACTCGATGCGGGAGTTGGTCTCCCCTTCCAGGTCCAGCTGCGTGAGCGTGGCGACCTGCCCGTATGTTTTGGCATTTGCGTTGACCGAGCCGTCGGCGTTTACGGGAGTGAAGAAATACCAGTACTTCCCGTTTGCGTGCTGCTGCTCGTAAGCCTCCTCAATCACTTGCTGTCCCGCGTCGCTATAGACGAACAGGCCGCCGCCTTCGATGGAGGAGGTTTTCTCTCCCGGCTCGTTGGTGGCATGCGGGGCAGTGTCGTCAGTCGTGCTGTCCACCGCTTCAGTCGAGCGCGAGAAGCTCTTCGTTTGCGTGTGGCCAATCTTGGTGCGGTCTCCTGGCGCGGGCATGTCGTTGGCGCCCAGCGGCGCCGAGGGGAGCGCCATTTCGAGGATGTAGTCTTGGCCTTGCATCGTATCGAAGAAGGGGTCGGTAGGGAGGGGAGCGAGTCAGAGGTTGTACGTGCTGCGCAAGTCATTCAGGAGCGCGTCTTGGCGCGAGAGGGGAAAGGTCCCAGCGCCGACCAATAGGTGCGCCAGCTCGCCGTCTAAAAAATTATCATCTCTCTCAGCGCCGATGGAATACGCTCCCGTTGCTCGCCCGATGTCGCCGATGTCGTCTTCGACGCGAGTGTCTCCGACAACCATCGAGCGCCCAGCGCCCGGCTTGTAGCTCACCAGAAACGCGAACCACTTGCCGAGTGCAATTGAGCCGGCTGGCGAGGAGATCACCGGCGCCGTTCCGATCCGCAGCGACAGTCGGTCTGAACTGTCTTGGGTATCCAGATCGATCTCCGAGGCGGTTCCGTCTGCGCCGCCCCCGATTAGCGTGTGGTTTCTGTCGCTTTTCAGCCGCGCCACGCCTGTCAAAGTGAAGCCCCATGACCCCGGCGGGAAAACCTTTGACGAGATCGAGAGCTGATCGTCGGTCCCATCGAACGTGAGGAATGAGAACGCGCCGGAGGTGTCCAGGCCCGGCGCTGCGGCGCTGGAGGGGGCCGTCGCGTCGTGTTTGAAAACTGATCCGTCGGCCCACGTGCCGCTCGAAGCGTCGTAGCTGGAGCCGTCTGCCTCGAAGGACACGCGTGGGGCCGCCGCCAGAAGCCCCGAGAAGTCCGCGCTCAGCGAGTATTCGATCTGGCTGCTGCTCTCGCCTTCGATGTCGAGTTGAGTGAGGGTGACCTGCTGCGCGTACGTCTTCGCCTCTCCGTTCCGGCGCGGCGTAAAGAAAAGCCAGTACTGATTGCCAGCCCGCTGCTGCTCATAACACGCTTCGAGCATCTGCTGCCCCTCACCGATGAATGCGCGCAGCCCGCCCGCCTCGATTGAGGAGGTTTTCTTGCCCGGTTCGCTGGTGCCATGCGGGGCGGTGTCGTCGGTACCCGTATCAATCGCCTCTGCGGCACGCGCGAGGCTTTTGGTGCGTAGCCGACCGAGCTGCAGGCGGTCTGCCGGCGCCGGCATCCCGAGCGGGTCGGGAGCCGCCGCGCTCGGCGGCGCGATCTCTACGGTGTAGTCTTGCCCCTGCATGGTCGTCCTTAGCGAGTAGCGTAGTGGTCAAAGCGAAAGTCCAGTACTGCGCGGCGGCGCGTGCGCCCCTCGGCGCCGTCAGCGGGCAGTTTCTGCGCGCTGTCGTGCTCCAGCTCCTGCTGGCCGTATCCCTCGACGGCGAGCGGGCGCGAGGTGAGCGCCTCCTCCGCCTGGCGAAGCGCCTGCATCAGTGCGGCCGGGCTGCCGGGGCCGCCCCGCTGGAGGTAGTGCGCCACGAGGCGAACGGTCGCCTCGTAGAGCACGCCGTCGTCGGTGTAGGAGGGGTCGCTCGTCAAAAGCTCCACGACGATGAAGGGGTCGCCGACGGCCGGCTCTTCTTCGCCGGCGGCCGGCTCGGTGTCGAAGACAGGAATCGCCTGCGAGGCCGGATGCAGGTTCAGGCGCGCCACGACCGCCTTCTGAAGCGGCTCGAACGGCGACTGGACCGGCTCGCGCGTGGAGGTAGGCATCTATCCTTGGAGGGCTATCTCTGAAGAGCTATCCTTGGAGGGCGCGGCGGAGGCGATTGATCGTTTCGCGGCGGTTGGACTCGAAGGCGCGTTTCATGTAGTGGCTGCCCTTCTGGTCGTAGGTGCGCCCCAATGAATCGGTGCCGCGAAAGCCAAACTCTTGGCGCGCAGCGTATTCGAGCCCGGTGTAGACCTCGCGGCCGGGCCCAGAGTCTTCGGTGGCACGCTGCGAGATGGAGTTGCGAAGGTTAGCGGTATCGACGGGCGCGTTCTCTTTCGCGTCATCGCGAATTTTGATGGCGGACGCTTCGAGGGCGTGGCCGACGCGCTGGCGCTTCTCTTTCTCTTCCTCCCCGAGCCGCGCAATCGCGCTTTCCAGCCCGTCGAGGTCGATATCGATTTCGATGTCGTCCTGTGCCACGGCGGGGTCGGTCAGTCGTAAGAGAGCACGAGCTTTTTGTCGAGGCGCACGACGCGGGCGATTGTAGCTTCTGACTCGCCGCCACTGGGCCACGCTATCACCACCTCGTCGCCGACCGCGAAAGCCGTCGGTTCGGGCGCGTCTTGCGGCAAGAACGCTGTCGCGTCTCCCTCTTCGGTGACGACGCCCTCTTCCGTTTGTACCCTCGATCCGCGGTCCTGCACGTCCGCCCACCCGTCGTAGACGAGCTCCTCGCCGGTGTCCTCGAAACCGCCCATCCCGTCGGAGACCGGCTGGGTCGTTTGGGTCACAAGAAGCCGGTGGTCGTAGCTCATCATGAAGCGTAGACGGTGGTGTCATCAATCTTGCGCAGGCGCCACGCCCACCCGTCCGGCCAGCGCGCGTCGAGGGCGCCTTCCGCGCGCGATTGTGCGCGGCTTCCGCGCGACTCGCTGGAAAGGGTATCGTCCTCGGCGTAGTAGCGCAGCCGGTGGCTGGCGACGTCGGCGATGGTGAGGCGAAGCGCCTCGGCCACATCTCCGACCTGCTCGTCGTCAAAGCCAGCCTTTGCGAGCACGTCCCGCTCGGCGGCGGCCGCGACCGTCTCCAGCTCGTCGTGCTCGCGCACGCTGGCGTGGAGAAGGTTCAAGTCCTCACTTTTTGCCGGGTCGAAGTAGGCCATCTACTCTTCTTCGAGATAGGCGCGGATGTCTTCAATGGTGGAAGAGCCGATCCTGCTCACGTCATCGAGGTCCTCGTCGGAGGCGGCGTCCACCTCGTCGAGGGTCGTGAAACGCCCGTCTTCAACGAGATGCGACCTGCCAGGGAAGTCGGAGGGCAAGTCGGTTTCGTCTTCCTCTTCTCCTTCGACTGGCTCGTAGCCATCTCTGTCCTTCAAGCGATCGAAGTGGCGCTTGGTGACGGAGTGCTCGATGCCGGAGTCCTCGTTTTTGATCACGTAGGCCATTGGGTTCAGTCGGGCTGTTGCAGAAAGAAAAGTGAGCTCGGGCGCGGGCGGACCGTGCTCGTTCTATCAGACAGTGCGCCGCAGGTCCACGAGCGCTTCCGGGCGCACCGTATGCGACCCATAGACGTGGAGGCCGCGAATCCCGTCGCCAAACTGGTTCTCGAGGCGCATTGCCTCCATCTGCACGATCTGGTCGGCGAACGTGATGGCCGCGTTGGTGCCCAGGACGTTGTGCTCGACGTCGTCGGTGCCGTCGTTGGCGACCTGGACGGAGTTCGACAGGAAGACGTTGAAGCCAGCGACCATCCCAATGGCGCCGGTCATCACCACCTCGTCGCCGAGGTCGGATGCCTTGATGAACTCGTCGGCCTTGCGGAGCACGCTGAGCATGTAGGCGCTCAGCGCGGCCACGCGCCTCTGCGAAGGCACGTTCTTGGCGTCGAGGCGCTTGCTGGCTTCCACGAGCTTCGCGTAGACGTTGGCGCTGTCGATGGTCTCCTTCGCAATGACGTTGTCGGAGTGGGCATCGACGTAGTGGCCGGCGATGTACTCGTCATCGTCGTCAGCCATCGATTCGCCGGCCTCTTCGGTGAAGGTGGAGACCAGATCGGAGTTGGACTGCACCTCGTCCACGTCATCGACCCCGAACGCGAAGTAGCGTGCCTGGTCGATGGTGAGCGTCTGTTGCGTCGAGGAAGGGTCGTCGTATGTGACGGAGCCGTTGTAGTCCTTGATCGAGATCGAGGAAGGCCGCGTGATCTGGACTGTATCGCCCTGGTCGCTGATGTCGCCCCGGTAGTCAGCGTTGGTGAGGGCGGCCATGTTGCGCGCCCTGCGCAGCTGTCGGTTGAGGTTCTGGCTCCATACCGTCGGGATGAAGTTGGACACGCTTCCGAGCGCGAGGGGCGCCGTGAAGGCGAGCCCCGTCAGCCAGTCGCCAAGCGAGCCAGCATCCAGCGAGAGACCGGCCTGCATGGCGTCGGGGCCGGCCTGGGCGGCGCAGGTGGCCGTGCCCGGCATCAGGAAGGCAACGAAGGCGAGCGCGAGGGCGAGCATCGAGAAGAAGCGCTTCATGGCGCGAGGGGGTTGTGTGTGGAGGTCGAGTGAGATTTTGGGAGTCAGTCGGTGATGCGGCCGTCGGCGGCGGCCTGGTTGATCTCGTCGGCGTGCTCGTCGAACTCTTCGGGGCTCATCGAGGCGATCTCCTCCTCGGACCACGTGCGCTTCCCGCCGGAGCCCGCTGCACCGGGCCCGCCCTCGTAGCTGCCGCCACCGCCCTGCGGCTCTTCGTCGGCGAAAAGATTTTGCGCCTCGCCATTCTCGCGCATCCGGCTCAGAAGGTCGGAGGCATTCGCAAATGCTCTGCCCTCGCCGCCGGGCAAGCGATTGCCTTCCGCGTCGGTGGCGACGGTGCCGTGCTCGTCGTCGTGCTCCAAGCGATCCCTGAGGCGGTGCGCCAGGTACGAGTCCGAGCCGCCTTCGAGGTACTCGGGGCGCACGCCCATCTCGCGCCCGGCCTCGATCAAGTCCGACACGAGCAGCCGGCCGCGCATCTGATCGAGCGACTCACGCAGCGGCTCGACTTCGTCCTCGCGCCACCGCTCGCGGTAGCTCTCCAGGTCTACCTCTCCTTCCTCGCCTCCGCCGTGCGCTTCGAGGACCGCCGAAATGACGCCCTCGTCTTGCGCGGCCTCGTCTCGGGGCACCATGCCCTCCGTCGCGCTCTCCTGAGCCTCGTTGCGGGCGCGAGTGACTTGCGCCTCGTGATGCTGGCGGGTGACGTGGCCCTCCGCGGCCCCAGCGGGGGTGTTGAGGCTGTGGCCGTCCGGCAGGGCGCCGGGAAGGTCCTCGGTGTCTACCTGCACCGTTTCGCCGCCGTCCGTCTCCACCTGAAAAAGAGGCATATCGCCGTACGATTTGCGTCAGATAAAAGGCTCAATATCCTGTCACACACTCCGAATATGCAGCACCGACAAGAAAGTTGCAAGTATTTTCCCAAATCGTGACCCAAACTTTTGCTATCTACTCCGGCGCCGGAATTGCGTTCTCGGTGCCGAGGCGGATGTGCTCGGCGGCGCGCTCGCGTTGCCGGCGCGCGAAGTTCTCGGTGATTTCGCGCCCCTCTTCGCCGCTCCACTCGCGCAATGCCTCTGCGACTTCACTTTCGTCAGGCACCTCCGCGCGCTCCGGCTCGGGCATCGGGTCGCCCCAGTCGCTTTCGGGGCGCACGATAGCTCTGCGCCAGCACATGCAAAACGGATGAGGGTTCGCCGGCGCCACGGCTGCGGGAAAGACGCCGGCGCCTTCGCCGATGTGGTCCCACTGCTCCAGGAACGTGCAGACGTCGGGGTACCACCGCCCCTGTTCGTGCCGGCTGCTGGTCGTCCAGCGCACGTAGACGACGACGGGGCTTTTCACATTGGCGCGGTCGTCGGCGGCCGTGTGCGCATTGTTGATCTCCGTGACCGCGATACGACGAGCGTCGTAGAGGAGCGATTTCGCGCGGTTCAAGTCCCCAGAGGGCACCTCCACGTCCTCCTCGATGGCGTCGAGCGTGCGCCCGCCCCGCGCGCCGAGGTTCGACAGGACCTCACGCAGCTCCTCGTCATCGCCGGCGAGCTCCTGCGCGATTTCGCGTGTGAGGCGCTGGTTCGACACGCCCCGCGCCACGGCCGACGTGATCGCGCGGTCAATGTCTTCGGCGGCCTCCTCAACGTTGCGGGCCACGAGCGTCTGGAAGGTCTCCGAGATGGTGTTTTCCCCGAAGGGCAGCCCGCGCCGCGCGAACATGCCTTCCAGGGCGGCTTGGGGCACCGCCGCGAAGTTGGCGCCGACGTCAATCCCCGCCTCCTCGGAAGCGGACTCCAGCCCCTCCGCGTGGCCATCGGCAGCGAGCTGGGCAGCCTCGCGCGCGCCATTCTCGATCTGGCCGGCCCACTCGCGCCCCAGGTCGGCCATGCGTTGCCGTATGTTCGAGCGCAGGGCCTCGGCGCGCTCCTCGGTGATGCGACCTTCCTCCTGGTCCTCGACGACATCTGCAAGGAAGCGCGCGAAGCTCTCGCGCAGCTGCCGTAGCTGCTGGTCGCGCAGTCCGCCCTCGCGCAGGAGCTCCTCGCGCGAGGCGTAGAGGGCGCGCAGGTAGGCGCTCTGGACTGGCTCGGAAGCCTCGTCGGGCATCAGTTCACGTACAGGTCGAAGACATCCAGCAGGTCAGAACTGGTGCACCACAGACTGCGCTGGTCGGCTGTCTCCAAGAAGACCGACTGCGCCCACGCCTCGGTGTGGTCACCGCAGTCGACGCTCATGTAGGCGCACCAGTACCAGTACATGTCGGCTCGGTGCTTCATCTCATGAGCGGGGTCTTCTCGGCATTCGCCTTCTCGATGGCCACGCGCGGAGGGGCCTCATCTTGCTCGACAGCAAGGCGGAATGTGTACAGGCGCTCCCACCCAAAGAAGGACCACCAGGCGAGATGCGCGCACTGAATCCAACCCAGCGCGTTGGCCTCCGGCGTGGCCAGCCAGTCGATCAACCAGCCGCGGTTGTCCTGCGCGATCAAGCGCCGGCATATGCTTTCGGGAATCATCCCATTTTTCGGATCTGTTCGATGATGCGCTCGGCCTTTTCGACGCGCTCGCTCGTCCATTCGGTGTCCACGCCCGGCTCGTCAGAGAACCGCAGCACGGCCGCGGCCAGGTCGGCCACGTCCATCAGCGCAAGGGCCTCTTCATCACCGTCGAGCTCAAGCGTGCGGCTGTGCTTTCCGTCTACGTCCATGTTTGGCCTCTATCCGCTAATGCGAGAGAATGCGTCCTGCTCTTGGGCCTGCCGGTCAGCCTGCGCGCTGGCGGCTTCCTCGACGTCTTCGCGGTCGTAGCTGACCCCGTAGTGATCGAGGATTGCCGTCGTCACCTCCACGGCCGCCGCCGTGCCCGCCGGGAGCGTGGCCGAGCGCCCGACCACCATATTTTTTAGCTTCTCGAGCTCGGCCTCCACGTCCTTCGGGGTCACGTCGGGGGAGCGCTCGACGGAGTAGACGCCCCACAGGTCAGGGCTCGACGGAAAGAGAGCCTGCTCCATGCGCCACATCCCCGCGCGCTCGAAGTCCGTCACCGGCTCGGCGAGTAGCTGAACGAAACCAGCGACGCCGCCCATGACCTCGAAGGTCATCTCCGTAGCGGTCTTCTCTTTCGCCGCATCGCCGTAGTCCTGAAACGCCTGGTGGTAGAAGTCGATGCGCTTTTGCTCCAGGCGGCCGGCGCGGATCTGGGCCGGCTCCATCGGTGGGGAGTACCAGCCGTGATCGTTGCCTTCGTTTGGCTTCTGGAGGATCGCCTCACCCTCGGCAATCGAATCGCGCACCTCATCGAAGTCGATGAAGTCGCCGGCCACGCCGAAGCGCGGCGTGCAGCCCATGCGGAGCAAATTGTCCAGCTCCGACTCGCCGTTGAAGATGGCAAGCTGCTTGCGCGCGAGTAGGTAGCCGACCTCGCGCGGAAGCGGCATACGGTGCCGAAAAATCGGCAGGATACGCCGGCGCCTCTCGGCCGTCTCGAAGTACTCATACGAGCCGCTCTCCCCGATAGGCTTCAGGTCCTCGCCCAGCTTTTCCCAGCCTTCCAGCCCGTAGTGCGTGTAGATCGTCTCGTAGCTTTTGTCCTCCAGGACGCTCCCGGACTCGACGCGCTGGTCTTTTACGAGGACCTCGACGAGGCGCCCGCCGTCACGCCCGACGCTTACCACGTCCTGTGGGTCGATCAGACGGATCACCGGCCGCCGGACTGTCGTCCCGTCCTCGCCGGTGACGGCCGCGTCGACGACGCCCCACGCCTCGTGCAGGACCGTCAGGCGTGCGGCCGTCTTCCAGAGCAGGCTGGCCAGCGACGTCTCGTCCCCGTCTGCGTTGGTGCGCAGGCGATGCGCGTCGGTGCCGTCTTCGGTGGGGTCGCCCAGGCCGCGCGCGCTAAAGGCGGGCTGCCCGTTTTCGCCTTCGCCGATCTCCTCGCGCCAGGTGCGGCTCGTTTTCTCCTCGTCCTGGAAGAGCAGACCGACGAGCGCGTCGACGGCGCGGCCCAGGTCGAGCGCGGGGTCGGCCGTCTTCTTGCGCTCCTTGTAGGCGGCCGTGGCCTCCCCCTGCGCGCGCTGGATCAGGTACTGACCCACCTTTCCCTCGTGAGCGTAGGCGCCGGTGTAGACGTCCCACGCGGTGCGCCAGCGCGGGCGGCGCGCGTCGTAGACGGGATGATCAGGAGCCGTAGCCATGTGCAGGTTTCGACAGGTAAACCCTGTCACATTTTTCTTACGAGTTACAGGTAAGGTATGCACGCGCCGGCGGCGTTGCAAGATCCGCCCGCGCGCATCAAAGCGCCGCCGAAGCGGTGCGGAGGCCCTGCTGCCTGCCCGCCAGGTGCGAGAAGAGCGCGTAGCGAGTGCCGTCGAGGCCGTGGTCGTTGCGCTTGGCTGGCTTGTCCTCGCCACGCTCCTGGGCCCGCTCGTCCCAGACGTACGAGCTGAACTCTCCACGCAGCTCTTCGCACTGCGGCTGCACTTGCAAATGCGGCGCTCCGGTAGGCACCGCCTCCGACGAAAGCATCGACGCAACGTAGCGGATGCCGTCGAGAACGCTGTTGTCGGCCTCCTTCACGGGAAGCCCGCGCGAGCGACACTCCGCAATGAAGCTCGCCGCCGACGGGTCGATGTAGATGGGGCTGCGCCTCGGCATCTCCTCGGTGAAGTCGGCCAGGTCGTCGGCGTGCTCCGCGTCGGTCTTCTGGCCCTCACGCCGGCCGTCGTGGTAGCGCTCCCGCAGGACGTGGGCCTTTGGCGGCTTCTCGCCCGGCTTGCGTTTGGGCCAGACGGCGATGTCGTGGAAGGTGCAGGGGTTGGAGGTGCCATAGTCCACGCCAACGACACGCTGCGGCGCCTCCTCCTCGCAGGGAGCCACGTGCACGTCCTCGTCCCACATGTCGTACACGGCTCCCGCCGCCTGCACCCAGAGCCCCTCGATGAAGCGCTGATGCCAGAGCCCCGTGTACTCCGCTTTCAGCCCGCGCACGTAGTCGGAGCCCAGGAAGATGTTGTCGCTCAACTCGAAGCGCCACTGGCGGAGGTCGAGCTCGCCCTCGCGGTCCAGAAAATCCGTCTTGAGCCAGTGGTACGGGCTGTCGGTGTTCGTCGTCCCGAAGAGCTTCGCGCCTCGCACCGACATCCGCGCGAGGACCTGCTTGAAAAAACTCTCCGGCATGAGGGTGATTTCGTTGCAGAGCGCGCCGGCGAGCGTCATACCGCGGATCTTGTTTTCCGCCTGCGCGTCGTTGGCCCCTTCCAGCTCGATTCGGCGGCCGGCGATGCGCGCTTCCTTTTTTCCCAAGCTGTACTCGACGACGCCGGCGCCGAAGGTATCCAGGGCAGGCCGCAGGACGTTGCGCTCCAGCGCCTTCATCGTCTTGCCGGCCATCAGGAGATCGCCGGGCGGCCCTTTGCGGACGTAGTGGAGCCAACGGTAGAGCTCCAGTCCCACCGTCTTGCCGGCACGCACGGGGCCCCACGCGATGTTGATGCGCGCGATACTCTCCCGCAGCGTGCGGAGCTGCATCGGCGAGAGGATCGGTTTGCTCATCACCCCACCTCCGGCGTTTCGTAGTCGTCGGCGTGGCCATCAGCGAGCGCGTCCATGCGCTCCAGGAGGCGCTTCAGCTCTTCGCCTTCGGCGTCTTGGTCGGCCACGCGGTAGCGGTCGCGCAGAAGCTGGCGCAGGCGCCCCTGGACGCGCGTGATCGCGTCCTCGATGTCTTGGATGCGCTCCAGGTTGGCCTGACGATGCTCTTTGGTCAGATCGACTGGCCCTTCAGCGCGCTGCCCGTTTTCGGTGATGATCTCCGTCGTCGAGAAGTCCTCACCGCGCAGGCGCCCGAGGCGCGCCTGCATCCGGCGGAGACGCACGCGGCAGTATCGGATCTGCTCGTCGAGCATCGGGAGTGCGGCCGGATCGGTGCCCTGCCACACCGCGCGCTCCGATTCCGACAGCGCGCCCGCGAAAATCGCCTCGTGCTCGCCGGTCGTTACAGCGTTCTTGTTGCCGGCTGGGGCCCCCTCATTCGTGCCACCGTGCATCCGGCAACGGCCGTTCGGCATCGCCCAGGCGCGGCAGGGGTCGCCGCTTTTCGTCTTTGCTCCGCACCGCTCCTTCTGGGGCATTGCATGACATTGTTTTCGGATTTACTTACCAATCGAGCGTAAACGGACGGACGCGCACGCCGAACGCAACGCCGCGCCGGCCGCCTTCCGCCAGGCGGTAGCCCGCGTGCAGCTCGACGCGACGCCACCGAAGGCCAGCGCCGGCGCCAGCACGAAAGCCCAGCGGCCCCCAGCCGGTAGCGGCGTAAGGGTACAGCTCCCAATGCTCTTCCGGCACCGCGTATTCGGCCTGCTCGAAGCGAGAAGCGGCGGGGTTAAAGGTCGTGAGCGTCACGCTCGGGTCCGAAAAGACACCGCCGCCCTTCACCTGGAGCGGCGCGTTGCTGACGAGCCCATCGGTCTCGAAGTCTTTCGGCCGGGCGTAGCAGTCGCGCACGGTGTCGGTCCGCGTCTCGTAGATGGTGCGCTCAACCGGCCGCGTGCGCGTCACCGTGTCGGTGCGCGTGATCGTGCGCTCGGCATAGACGGTGTCCGTCTGCGCAGGCGCGGCGGATGTTCGCGCGCGGGTCTCTGGCTCCTGGCAGCCGCGGAGCTGCCAGGCGAGCGCGAAGACGGCGGCGAGCATTGCCAGGAGGCCGGCGATGCGAAGAGGGCTATTCATCGCTATTCTGGGATTTGATCTCGGGAAGATCGGGGAGCATGTGGTCGGCGCGCTTTTTTCCGACGGCATTTTCGTAGCAAGAGACGCCTTCGGTGATGCAAATGTAGATCATGGTCGCCTGCCCCCAGATGGCTGCCGCGTCGGGCACGACCGCAGAATGGCGGATCGCGTCGGACACGAGGAGGCCGACGATCACAACAGCCGCATACTCGATCACCTTCCACCCCGTCGCGCGGAGGTGCCCGCTCTTGATAGACTGGCCGTCGCGCCAGGCGCGGACCAGGCCGGCCGCCAGGTCACACGCGACGATGGCCCCGGTCAGAAGCATCAGCTCGCTGTGTCGGCCGATCGCGCTGGCGTAGAGGCCGAGCACATACAGGACTTTTTGCCAGAGCACCCCGAGGACGGTGGCGACGGGCAACTTGACCTGCCAGCTTTCGATGAGGCTGGCGAGCGGGCTGGCGACGAGCTGGTAGACTTTTTCGGTGGGCGAAAGCATCAGGAAAGCGTGGCGGCGTATTCGGAAGCGGTGCGGGCGTAGGCGCGGGCGAGCATTTCTTTCCGCTCCACCGCGCGCTGCCAGTCGCGCCGGTTTGAGCCAAAGAAGGGCTCGCAGATGATCGTCGGCATCGTCGTGCCCCAGAGAAGCGTTCCGCCGCGCTCGCCCTCGGCGCGTGGCTTTGCGCCGCGCCGCGGCAGCCCCAGAGCGTCGACGATCTCGTCGAGGGCAATTTTGGCCAGGTGCTGTCCCTCCCCGCTGACGGAGCAGAAAAGCGTCTCGCTGCCGGTGGCCATGAAATCCACGCTGTTGAAGTGCAACTCCATCGCGAAGTCCGCGCCGGTGGCGTTCACTTTGTCGGGGAGGTCGCTGTACCCGCCCGGATAATCCCCGCGCCGCACGACCTCGACGCGCACGTCCTGGACAGAAGCGGCCACGCTCTGCGCGATGGGCGTGTTGAAGTCGTACTCCGTGACGCCGCCCACCGACGCCGCGCCGGGCGAAGACGGGCGATGGCCGACGATGAGGGCACACTTTGGAGCGTCGGGATCGGGGCAGGTCATGAGCGGCGGGCAGGTGTAGGGGGTGTGCGTGCCCGGTCCTACCATGCGTCCCCACCGGCCCGTTTCGCACTTTGTGACAAAAGCTTACCCATAAACTTGTGGCACTATTTGTTATAAATGATGTAACACACAGGCAAGCCAACGGCTCCACACCTCCGCAACAGACATGAACGACGACGACTTCGCGGCTCTCCTGGACCTCCAGCGCCACCTGAACAACGAGACGGGGGAGGTTGGAGACGTGATCAGCGCCGCGCTCCTCAACGAGCTGGGGCCGGAGTCTCAGGAAGACGCGCTGGAGCTGGCAATGGCCGCCGTTGCGCGCCTCGTCGAGCACTTCGACGGGCGGCGCGTCCACATCTCTTCCATCAAGCGCGCGAAGGACGCGATCCGCAAGGATAAAGCCCGGCGGCTGTTTGCGGAGGGGGCATCCAGGCGGCAGGTCACGGCCCGGACGGGCCTCTCTCCCTACCAGGCCCGGCAGGTGCGGGCGGAAATGGAAGCCGACTGCGACGGCGGGCCGCTGGCTGAGGCGCGCGCAGAAGCGTAGAGCGGGGCTGCTTTACAAAACACGTCTTTTGTTAACTTCGGCTCGCTGGACACCGATGGACACGGCCGAAACCATTGTGGGCGCATGGCTGGCCGGTCGCCCCGAATCCACTGCCGATGAGTACCGCCGCGACGCGCTGCGCTTTCGGCGAAGCGCCGGCGAAGACCTGGCGAGTGTCGGACGCGCAGGCGTCCAAGCGTGGCTCGACGAGCTGGGCGAGGAACTGGCCGCCTCGACGGTACGGCGCAAGCTGGCGGCCCTCTCCTCGCTCTTCGCGTTCATGCAGGCGGAGGGGCTGCGCGAGGACAACCCGGCCCTCCGCTGCCGCGCCCCGAAAGCCCGCTCACGCCTTTCGGAGAAGATCCTCACCCGCCGGCAGGTGCGCCACCTGTGCTACATCGGCGCGGAGGCCGGGCGGGACCGCCTGATGCTACGCACCCTCTACGCCCTGGCTTTGCGCACCTCGGAGTTGGTGTCCATCGAGGCGCGCGACGTGCGCCCCGCCGAAGGCGAGGAGCCACGCGAGGCCGGCCTGGTGGACCTCTACGGCAAAGGCCAGAAGGAGGCGACGTTGCGCATGCAGGGGCCGCCGTGGCCCTTGCTCTGGAAACGCGCCGGGGAGTCCAGCCCCGGCGGGGCGCTCTTCGACGTGAGCCGGCAGACGGTCTACAACGTCACGAAGCGCGCGGCGAAGCGCGCTGGCCTGCCCGAAAAGGTCAGCCCGCACTGGCTTCGCCACAGCGCGGCCTCGCACATGCTCGACGCCGGCGCGCCGGCGCATGAGGTGCGCGATTACCTACGCCATTCATCGCTGGAGACGACGTCGCGGTACGCACACGCGCGACCCGAAGCCAGCCCCGGCGCGGCGCTTTCGGCGTAGCTATCCCTGCTGCTGCCACGCCCGCCGCACCTTCTCCCAGCTCGCGCGGTCGCAGTCCATCCCGAGCGGCAGGTGCTCCTTGCCCTCCGCCCGTGCCCAGTCGTCGCGCCTGAAGGCGCGCTCGACGTCGCGCCGTATCGTCTTGCGCGCCCAACTGGAAAGCTGCGGCCACGCTTCCGCCAATGCATCGCAGTGCAGCGCAACGGCGTAGGTCCTGCGCCCGAGCATATAGCGCGTGGCGGAGACCAGAAGGTCTTCCATGTCGAAGCCGAGCGTTTCAGCCGACGGGTCGGTGCGTTCGCTAATGGAGGTACTCATTGTTCGGCGGCTTTTGCTTGCGTCGTTCGAGTATAGTCTTGTCGGGAAATGTCGCATCTGCACTCAGGGCACCACGCGAAGAAGCCCTTCCCCCAGCACTCGCGGCACACCTCGGTGTAGCCGTGCGGGTAGTAGAGGGGCGCCTCGCGGTGCAAGTCGTAGTATCCGTTGCGGCATCCTTTCCAGCAGTCTTGCCAGAGGGTCGGCGCGTGGCCGCACTCCGGGCAGCGGCGCTCGGATCGTCGGACGTGATCGGTCATCGAGTCGCTGGTGTTTCGCGCGAGCATTATCGTGCGTGCTTGCCGGTGAAGAGATCAGGCGTGTCAGGATCGCGCATCACGTCCCCCCCCCCCCTGTGGCCTCAACCACCTCAACATCGTCTTGCACGACTTCTCCTGGTCCTTCTTCTTCACCGATCTTCTTTTTCGCCGCACGAATACAGTCGAGCGCTTGGCACAGGTGGACTGCAAAAGGCGCCTCCACTGCCTCTGCCTGCTCGTGTAGCTCTTCGATCTGCAAAAATACTTTGGATAGAAGTGACTTGAAGTTGGAGTGCTTGCTGGCCTGCCTTTGTGCTACGAACCCATCCTCGCCATCTCTTTTCAAATCGGCTCGCGGGTGCGGCGACATCGTGTTAGGGTTTGGCAGAGGTAATCCATCGCCGCTGGGGGTGCCGCCTCCTGAGGGCTGCGCGTCAGCTGCGTCGCCTCCTGCGCCTTCGGCAGCCTCCTGCGCTTTCGGTAGCCACTCGTCTTTGAGTTTCGTCTGCACGGCCATCGTGCGATGCTTCAAGCGCGAGAGCGCAAAGATCTCGTCTTGGTACCTCACCTTCATGAGCTGCGTCTCGACCTCGCCGATCTGCTCACGCACCCACGTCTCGCGACGGTCGATCCCGCGTAGGATTTCTTTCACCCGCTTGCAATACTTTTGTACTTCGACGAGCGGCTGCCCCGAATAATTGCCTTCGGCCCACTCCTCGACATGCCCCACCTCACCGCGGAACGTGCCTCCTTCGGGCTGGTCTTTCTGCTGCTGCACGTCTGCTTCCGCCAGCGCTTTGCGGAGGGCCTCTGTGCCGTGCTGCTTGAGCTTCGAGATGCTGTCGTCGATGCCGTGCCGCTCACGGAGCGCCGCCGCTGCTTCCGATGCGGAAAGGTCGCTGGCGTCTTCGCTTTCGTCAGCCTCTGGCGTTTCGCCTTCCGCCTGAATTTCGGCACCGCTCCGGGTGTCCTCTGGAGCGTGAGAACTGTCGTGGCGTGCCTTCCTTTTCTGCTCCAGTTTTCTCTTCATCGAGTGCGCCGCCTCGGCCGCTTCGCGCCAGGTGTTTTGCAGGCCGGTGATCAGATAGTCGTCGTCTCCCGGATCGCCGCGCTGCGCGACGTAGCCCTGTGAGGAGTCTCTTACCGTGATCGTGATTCGCCAGCCTTCCGGCAGGCGCTCCCGTTCGACCTCGCGGTCAAGAGTAGCCACGGCGTCAGCTACTCGCTCGCGGATCGCATCGGAAGCCATGTCGTGCTCCGCAGCGGCGCGCAGGATCTCTTTCGGGTGATGCGGCGAGTCTTCGCCCCACTCCGCAGCCTTCTCCCGCTGTTCGTCAGTCATCTCGTTCAGCGAGAGAAACGCCCGCGCCTGCCGCTCCGAAAAAGTGCCTTCTTGCAGGTGCATCCGTACTGCTTTGGGCAGCTTCAGCAGGCGCAACTTATTCGCCACCGTCGAGCGCCCGATGCCCAGGTGCTCCGCCGCCTCCACCTGCGTCCAGTCGTGCCGGTCGATGCGTCCTTCGATGGCCCGCGCCTCTTCGAGCGGCGTGAGGTCCTTGCGGTCACGGTTCTCGCTCCATGCGAGCATGTCCATCCGGTGGTCACTGATCTCGCTGCGCCTCACGCGCATCATGCCACGGGCGACGACGTCGTACTCGGAGTCGCGTGCCGCGAGCACCTCGTGAGCACGCTTCCGGCGGTGGCCGAAGGCGAGCTGCACACGAAGCTGCTCGGCCTGCATCGTCTCGGCCACGGTGCGAGCGTGGGAGTGCAAGAAATCCCAATGGGAGCGTTCGATCAGCTGACCTTCCTCGTCGACTACTCGGCCGAGAGGCAGTTGCAGCAGCCCCTCGCGCTCGATGTTGTCGGCAAGAGCTTCGATTTCGGCATCATCATAGCGGTGGCGCGGCTGGTACGGGTTGTCGTCGATCAGGTCGAGGGGAACGGGGACTCCTTTTCGCATGGCGTGTGTGGTGGTTTGTGAGTGTTCGCGCGGAAACAATTGGGATGGTCTATGTGACCTCTTCAGTTGTCTCTTTCGTTGAATGACTCATCCTGGGTCGTGTCTATGAAATCAGAGCGATCCATCTTGGACTCCTTGAACAATTTCCGAAGGGCGGACAGGAATATCGGCAACATCAAGATCGTATCGTGCAGCAAGCTTTCTCGCCAGACGCTCCTCTTGCTTCTGCACCTTATCAGCCTCGCCCACCGTCAGACCTTTAGACGGCGCATCGTTATGCGTGAGCATTCGTGTAGCAAAGAGCGTCGCTATTTTTCGTGCGTCTCGTTTGGTCATGGGACGATATCGTATTGGGGGACAGGGTCAGGCGGAGTACTCATCGTCGATGATGATGCGGGGCATCTGGCGGCGGCCTTCGGTGACGAGGACGTCGCGGTCGCCGGTAAAGAGGTTGATGCGGTAGAGCAGCTGGCGCATGGCATCAGTTTTGACGTGACCGAGTGAGGTGTAGACGCAGACTCGGGCCCGGCCGGGGGCGACGTGGACGTAGCAGTTCGCCTTGTCCACGCCTGCGCGGTTGAAGGCTTCCCGGATTGCGCGTTCGCGCCAAGTGTCGTTCCATTGTCTCATCATGCTTTCTCACTTTTGTCATCATCACGCGAAGGTGTGGCGGGACTGGAGCGGCGGCGTCAGTAGATGCGCAGATGGTAGCCCGGCTCGTCGATCTGCGCGATGATCTCGTTCGTCTCGAGGTCGCGCAGATGGCCGGAGCCGATGCGCTCCATTTCTTCCTTGATCGCTCGTTTGTCGGCGCTGATCTTCACGCGGCGCAGGGCTGGCGGCAGGTCCTCCGAGTCCGCGAAGACGGTCGTGCCGGAACTGCTGTTGCGCTGGCGCTTGACTTTGCCGAGGCTCGTCTCGCGCTCGTCTTGCCCCCGCACTTCCATCGACGCGAGCAGCCGTTCTTTCAAGCTCTCGGCGGTATTTGCCGCAGCCTTCCGACGCTTTTTGAGCCGTTTCTCTTCGCGCTTGAAGGCCTCGGCCTGCTCTTCCATCGAGCGGATGACGGCGATGTAGCCCTCGGTTTTGTCTTCCTCGGCGTCGAGCAGCTCGTCGAAGCGCTCGTTCATTTCTTCGGTGATCTCGCCGCCGGATTCGAGGAGCGCGTTGCGTAGCGCAGTGAGCTCGTCGGTGATTTCGTGCAGGGAGAGATTCATGGTTGTTTTGGGTGTGCTGGTGGAGAGAGAAAGAGAGAGTTGGAGCTTAAGATGCGTCGCGGAGATTCACGCCCGTCATTTGCACCTCGGCGCACATCTCGCGCATCCGGTCGGTAAGGCGCGGTCCGATCTGATCTGAGAGGCCACCCCGACCCCGAAAGTTCGCCGAAAGGTGCGTCGGACGTTCCGTCTCATGCCTGGCCGACAGGATCTGAAAAAGGATCTTGCGCCGGTCTTCCGTCTCGTGAAAGCGGTCTTGTCGGGCGAAGGGATCGCCCACGTCGTCGAGTATCAGCAGAGGCACCGTCTGGGCGACCTGCACCAGGAAGTCCGAGAGATCCATGTGCTCCGTACCTCCGGACGGGCCATTGACGGGCTTTCCGTAGCCGGCCTGGACGCTCTGCACCAGATCGGTGTACTTCACAAAAAGCGGCGTCCATCCCGACTCGAAAGCCGACCGCGCCAGCGTCACCAGCAAGCCGGTCTTGCCGCAGCCGTTCGGCCCGAAGAGTAGCAGGCCGCTTTTGCCGCGGAAGTCCCCCTTCTCCGAGATCGACTCGACAGCGCGGATGGCTTCGGCCTTGCCCTCCAGCCCGTCATCATCAACGCCGGCGGCCGCAGAGCAAGCCCGCCGAAGCGTATCGACGTTGAGGCCGTGGAGCCGCGGCGGGATGCCGCTGTGCGAAAAGTGCGAGTGTATGCGTTGCATGTGTCGCCGATTGGCTTCACGTCCATTTTCGCAGCCGCAGTATCGGGTCCCGAACCGCGTCCGCTGGTAGATGCCCAGCGGGTCGCAGCTGGGGCAGTCGGCGGAGTCAAGCTCGCCCCCCCTGGTACCATTCCGGGTCTTCCGGCCACCATCCCCGTCGGCCTTCGACGAAGTCAGGTCGTTCGGTAGTGCTTCCCCCACCGTCACGGTCTTCTCGATGCGACCGCTGCTGCTGCTGCTTCGGGAGATCAGGCTTTTTGCCAGCCTCGACGCGCTGCTGCTGCTCATGGAGTCTTTCGAGGATGGAATGGAAAAATCCGCGATTCGGATTTTGGTCGTCGCCGGCCTGGATGATTGCAGCCAGCACCACCGGCGGGCTGTGGTCATCCAGAAGCGAATCGAGGTCGTATTTGGCGAGGGCATTGCGGCGGCCCCAGGCGCTTTTTGAGAGCTTCGCCAGCCAGTAGGGATCACCGATGTTGCCGCCAGATTTTGCGGCAGCGGCTTCGACGGCGGCGCGGTGCGGCTCGTCCCGCTCGGTGAAAAAATCGAGGTCGGGTATTGGCGGTGCGTCGTCGTCTGGCGGCGGTGGCGGGTCGGCCCGTGATGCGTCCGGCGGCGGTTCGGATTCCTGCGGTGGGGTCTCGCCCGCGCGCTCGCGCGACGCCGACGACGACGTTTTATTCTGATAGTCTGAATAGTGTGATCTATTTGTGTTGTCTCGCTGTTGCGAGCGTGTTGATTGGATGTTGTCTGACTGTTGCGAGGATTCGTCTTTTTCGCCGTTCTGACGCTCTCTGGGCCGATTCAAATTGTCTGTCTGTTGCGAGCGTGTTGATTGGATGTTGTCTGGCTGTTGCGTGTCATTTTTACCCATTCCCGCTTCCCGCTCGTCGCTGTAAAAGGTACGCTGCGCCTCCGCTTCGGCCGCGATGTCGTCGATGTTGCGGCACACCCAGGAGCGGGAGTAGCCCCAGATCCGCGCGTAGTCGCTCTGGGATTTTGGCCCGTCACGGCTGGCAAGGTCGAGGCCGTAGGAGATCACGCAGAAACGGCGCGGGAGCGGCTCGCCTTCGGCCTCGGCTTTCTCGCGCGCGAGCTGGAGCAGTTCGAAGAGGTCGGAACGCCGCGTGGGCTGGAGGAACTCGGGCATCGTTGGAGGGTCGGTGTTTTGTGGGTACGTCAGGCGAGGGGTGCGCAGACCGCGCGTGGGGAGGTCAGCTTTCGCCCGCGTCGTCCGGGCTGCCGAGCGCGGTGTTGCCTTCGAGCATGTCATCGGCTGCTTGGCTCTGGCCCTCCGCATCGGCACTGGCCAGCTCCGCGCGCACCGGCTCGTAGACCTCCATGATCGCGTCGCGCTGGGAAGCGGAGGGCTGTGGGTACGCCTCCGAAAAGGCTTCCATCGCGGCGCTGACTTGCTCTTGACGCGCCTCGTGAGTGTCGGCCTCCATCGCCTGCGCGAGGTCCTCTTCCAGCGCTTCGAGGTCGTCCTCAAAAGACGCTTCCTCTTGCTCGCCAGTGGGCTCGCCTCCCGAGTCGAAGGCGTCCGTCTGCGCGGGGTCCGCGTTGTAGTTGCGCGCCTTCTTCTCTCGGTAGGCGTCTTCGATGATCTCGTCGTAGTCTTCGCGCGTGATGTCCCGCGTCGAGTCGTAGCCGTGCGCGTCGATCAGGCGACGGAGGCCCGCTTCGGTGTACCCGCCTTCATTCTTCGCGATGGCGAAGAGGCGCTTCCGCTGCGGCTGCGAGATCGTGCGCCCGTCACGGACCTGCGCGGGCTCGCGCACCTCGCCGGTCTCGTGATCTACGTCCACCGCCTCGGCGCTGGGGATCGTGCCCAGCTCGGACTCGTCGAGCCAGCCGAGCCCGCAGATCGAGAGCGTGACGCGCCGCTTCGCTTTCGTCATGGCCTTCATCCGCGCGTTCGCCAGCGCGTCGCCTCCGCCGGGCGCGCTCACGACGCCTTCGTCCACGTCGGTACGCCCTTCTTCGTCGCGGGCGTATGCGGTGACGGTGTACAGGCCCGTGTTCGGCTCGTAGTCTTTCTCGATCTGGGTGATCGAGACGCCATTGATGCGACGGAGCTGGTCGGTCGCCCCCTTCCGCGCGTAAAGTGTCAGGTCGCCGTTGAGGCGGATGTACTCGAAGGGGCGCGTGAGGGGGTTGAGGCCGGTGCTTTCGCACGTCTTGCGGTAGTAGGCGACGCGCTGGTCGGCTGTCAACTTCGAGAGGTCGCCCTCGAGGAGCGCCTGCTCGACGCCCTCGATGCTGGGCATCGTCTGTGCGGCGGGATCGGCTATCGCTTGCGTCGCGCCGTCGCCAGTCGTCTGAACTGCTTGCGTGTCTTCCATTGGGTCAGAGGGGGGGTCAGTTGCGAGAGAGCGAGACGGTGCCGCCGGTCGACGGCGAGAAGCGGGTCCAGAGCGCGGGCGTCGGCCCCAGGAGGCCCCGCCGCTCGCGCAGGAAGGCCACGCGCCCGGCGTCCTGGACGCGACGCAGCGCGGTGGGGCCCGTGCCGATGGCGTACGCGCCGGGCGCGCCCAGCTGCATGAGCGTAGGCTTCGGCGCGAGCGGGATCATGTCGCGGCCGGGACGTTGTTGGGGCGTTTCGGAGGATGATTTCACGGGCCAGAGATAAGGTTGAGCGGGCAGCAGGGTGAAGAGCGAAGAATGGCAGAAGCTGCGCGGCGGCCGGTTTTTCCGCCTTCTGCGCGCCTGGCGCAGCCTGCGGACGTGAGAGCGGATGACGCTGGCGAGGTAGCCGGCGCCGAGCGCGCACGGAGCAGCCAGAATGAGCAGCGCGAGGAGCATCACGAGGCCACCTCCGGCGTGCCCGCCGAGCCGCCGCCTCCTTGCAGGTCGGTGTGCTCCACACACGCGGCCGGGACGACCATCGCGCAGCGCTCGCGCACCTGCGTCGAGTAGCGCGTGGGCTGCGTGCGTTCCGTCCAGGACAGACGGACGATGCGCCCCGAGACATTCACCTTCTCGTGGATCGGTGCGGGGCGTCCTTTCGGAAAGCACTCGCCGATCCATTCGTCGGCGGCTTCCAACGGGCACGAGGCGCGGTACAGCTGCACGCCGCCGCGGTCGGAGAGGACGGCCCAGCGTGGGGAAGAGTCTTCGGACATGGGTGGTGCGTGGTGAGTCTACTTGCGGTGCTTTCGGGGCTGCTTGACCTGGTATCCGTCCACGATGCCCGCCTCGACGGACGACTCGTATTTGCGGATTTCCGCTTCGGTGATGCGCACGGTGCGCTTCCCGCCGATGCGGACGGCGCGCAGCGGGCAGTCGCCGTCTTCGCAGAGGCGGCGCACGCTGTCGGCAGAGAGGCAGGCGTCCCAGTCGTCGGGGTCCACGTCGAGCGGGTCGCGCCCGGTCGTGAGGCGCACGCCCGCTTCCTCGTAGGTGTACTTCCGCCGCTCGGGCGGCTCGTCGTTGCCGTAGCGGACGCGCTCGTCTACGCGCTCCAGTTTTTCGAGCACGCCGTCGAGCGTCTTGCGCAGGCGCGCCAGCTCGACAGCCGGGTCGTCGTCCCCCAGCGCGTCGGGTCGGTCGTTTCCGGTCGGGGCCGTCTGGCTCATGGCGCGTGAGAAGCGTCGGCAGGAAAAGTCAGCTGGCAGGGTCAAGCGAAGCGGTCAATGCAGGCGCCGTATCGTTACGCGGTCGTTGTCTTCTTTGGCCTCCCACGCGTCTACCCAGGCGATGGCGACGTAGGGCACGCCGCTGATGCGCCCGATTTCGACGAGCTCGTCAAAAGGTACGTCGCCCGGCGGCTCGACCTCTTCGGCGATCTCTTGGACCTGGACGGTGCGCCGGTGCGCCTCCCAGCGCAGCTCGTGCAGGCGGTTTTCGAGGCGGTCGATCTCGTCTCGCTGGTGCTGGAGCTTTTTGCAGGAGTCGTTGAAATCTTTCCGCGTCGGCTCGTCGGGGATGGAAAGTCGCTGTTCGGGGTTTCGGTTGAGTTTGTCTTTCATGTCGGAGCGGGGAATGGGGTGAGGTAGGGAAGCCTTTCGGCTGGGATTGAGTGAAAGGGTTGAGTGAGGTTGTGGCGTGAGGCCCCGTGCGAGCAGCGCGCAGCCGCGCCGGGAATCCGCGGCGGCCTCGCTGCGCGTGATGGTTGGATCACTCATCGGGAGGGTCGTCTTGGCCCACGTAGGCGCGTAGCGCGTCGAGCGTGCGGGGGATCGAGTTTTCCCCTTCTGCGGCGGGGGTGTAGACCTTGAAGCCATTGTCGCCGGCGTACTCGTGGATCATCACGATCCGCCCGCGCACGCCCCATGCGTGGATGACGCTGTTGTTGTTCGTTGCGACGTTGGGGAAGGTTGAGAGGTGGTGGCCGCCCCGTTTGAGCAGAAAGTCGGTGATTTGCTTCATCGGGGGTTGCTTCATCGTGTCGGACATGGTAGCGGCTGGGATTGAGTGGAAGGGTCGAGTGAGGTTGTGGGCGTGGCGTCGGGTCAGAGCGACACGGTAGCTTCGGTGGCCATGCCGTCGCCGGTCGGGGGCCCTTCGCCAGCCCGTATCGCGTCGATCTCGGCCAGCAACGCCCGCCCGCCAGCGATGGCGCGGCGCGCCTGCTGCCCGGCCTTGCGCAGCGACTCCGACGCGAT